GCCAGGATGCCTGAGAGCCGTTTAAAGACGTTTTATGGGACTAAGCTAGCTCCGTTCATCTCTACTTTAGAAAAGACTGTAGGACAGCCTACAGACCCTTTCAGGTTCGATGACCTAGATTTAGTAGAAAGAGAAGCATCTTATGGTAAATCAGGGTTTGCTTTACAGTTTATGCTGGATACTTCCGGTGAAGATGACCAGAGATACCCACTTAAACTCAGAGATCTACTTGTAATCCCTTTAAATACCGAAAAATCTCCTGGTAGAGTCCAATGGGCTAGGGATGAACTCATGGATTTACCTGCTGTTGGACTTGCAGGAGACTATTTCTATAAGCCTTTCGTGGTTTCTACAGATTACTACGAGTATACTGGTGCTGCTATGCACATAGATCCTGCTGGTAGAGGACTTGATGAGACAGGATACGTTGTTACCAAGATATTAAACGGTAGAATCTTCGTATTAGCTATAGGTGGACTCAAAGGTGGCTATGATAAGCCTACATTACGCAAGTTAGCTCTAATAGCACAAGCTCATAAGGTAAATACCATAGAAATTGAAGCTAATTTTGGTGATGGTATGTATACAGAGCTGTTTAAACCTGTATTAAACCAATTTCACCAATGTAATGTAGAAGAAATCAAGCATTCCAAGCAAAAAGAAGCAAGAATTATAGATGTTTTAGAGCCTATAATGAATCAACATAGGTTGATTATAAGTTTAACTGAAGCTGAAAGAGACTACGAGGAGAATAAAGAAGAGCCTCGTAGACAATTATTTTATCAAATGACTCGTCTTACTAAAGATAAAGGTTCACTTCAGTATGACGATAGAATAGATGTTCTCGCTATGGGAGTTAACTACTGGGTAGAACAAATGGCTGCTGATGAAGCTATAGCCTATAATGACCGTAGAGTAGAAGAACTAGAGGAAAATATAAAATCATTTATGAATACTGCAGATATAAGCCATGAAGAAGAGAATGTGTGGGTTAAGGTATGATCTGGCTTCTTCTAGTCATCCATCTAAATCTTGCAATTGTCCCTGTTCAAATTGACAATTCAGTTATAATGGAAACTTTCTCAAGTCATCAAAAGTGTGTCGAAAGACATTCTGCCTTTTTTAGGGAGGCTGCAGAGAAAAATATAAGAATTCCTGATAATTTTAATCTTGGTTGTGTTCCCCTTAAAATGAGGACGGCATAGATTATAATGAGAATAATAGACAAGAAAGCTAAGTATGAACTTGAGAACCAAGTCATAGCGAAGATGTTCAGAGACAAGCGTTTCAGAACTAGAAAAGTAGAACGTAATCATAAATACAAGGAGCTAGAACATGAGAGCAACAAAGATATCAGGAAACACAAGTTCGGGGGACTACAATTCGAGCCTTGGGAGACGTAATCCTGTACCTCCTCCAAGAGATACAAGTCCGATGACAGTAAAAAACAAGGGAGTACAAAAAGTTTCTACTCGATTCCCTTATGATTCTAACAAAGGAGAAATCCGTAACCATAAAGGACTCTAAGATATGCCTAAATTGAAAGGTTATCCTAATCCTAAGCCTAAAGCTAAGGTAAGAAGGAAAAAACCAAAACAAAAGCCTGTTAAGCTTAGAACGTATTAGTAAATGAGCAAGACTGTCTACTTCAAGAAAAACCAGGTCATCCTCAAGGAAGGAGAACTTAGTTTTGAAGCTTACATCATAGATGAAGGTGAAGTAGAAGTTACTAAAGCTGGATACGGCTATCTTGCTACTCTCAAAGCAAACGAGGTCTTCGGAGAGATTGGATGGCTCGAAAGGACTCCACGCACGGCTACTTGTAAAGCTATTAGTGAACGTGTGGTCCTTCGAGTCCTCAAAGAAGAAGATGCCGTCAAGTTTATGAAGAACAACCCCAAAGCTCTCGTACCTATACTGAGAGCACTCTCCAGTAAACTCAGAGGAACCCTTGAGTTAATCGAAAAGTTTACTGTTAGTACAGAATAATTTACCACAAAAATCTGAGTGGGTATCGTAGTAGGACAAAAAACGAAATTTCCCCCATCGAGTTCCTTCATATTTATATGTGCGTGTGCGTGTGTGTGCGTGCGTGAAACATTTTTTTCAACTCATAGTCAACCAACAGTCAACCATAAGTTAAACGAGCTGGCTACATGTCAACCATGAGTCATGTG